CAAAGTTGATGCTTACATGTTGTTCTTTGGTAACCAGTAGTATATAAGTTCACTACAACCAAGGAGCAACTGATGAAAAAAGAAATTAAAGTGGAGACCAGAAAGTTTTGTAATGTGGCGTTGTTGCCAGAAGACCATGAGAAATTAAAAGAACTTGCGGACGACGAACAGCGCACCATGACAAGACAGTTATCGGTGATTATAAGAAAAGAGTATGCAAAGCAGACAGGATCTGTTAGTGTATAGACACACTGCTCGAAGGACAGAACTCAAGCCTGTAGTTTTGTGGCCTCGATAACTAGCCCTGCTCCGGCGGGGCTTTTCTTTTATTAGCTTTCCGTAAATGCTCTGGCTCTTTCGAATACCCACGGATCTGGGTCACGTTATCTCTCTTCATTGCTTTGAGAAAACACGCGACGATATCTGGAGTTAATCCAGATATCCTGGAGATCTCGTCTGATCCTGTCTTCAGGTTTCGTAGTCCACGTTTGTAATCTACGACTGCTTCTATTAGTTCTTCGTGGGCTTTAGACTTAGCCATTCTCTTGCTTCCTCTCCTAGTACTCTTGCTCCAATGTCGATCTTGTTTCTGAGTGCTTCGACTATCTTCTCGTCAATGGTGCCCTCGGATACGAGATCAATGTAAGTTACGTTTTTCTTTTGCCCGATACGATGGGCACGATCTTCTGATTGTATGCGTGTCTCCAGGTTGAAGTCGTTGGCATAGTATATCACGAGATCAGCTTCGGTCAAAGTCAGACCGTACCCTGCGGTCGCAGGATTCCCTACAAAGAACTTCAGGTGCTCACTGTTTTGAAAATCCCTGACTGCCCTTTGTCTTTCGTCGTCGGATGTGTCACCGTAATATGAAGCGGCACATCCATCACCAAACTTTTTGTTCAGCATATTTGTTATCTGGATGATGTCGTATCTGAATCGAGACCAGATGATTGCTTTGCCGTCGTGTTCTTCGAGGATCTCTTCCAATGCATCCATCCGACGTGAAGGAAAGTATCTCATCTCACCATCGTCAGTCTTCAGATGTCCTGATAGAACCTGTTGTATGCGTAGCATCTGTGTGATGACAGCCGGAGCGGTCACCATCTCACCATCTTCGAACAGCAACATTGCTTGTCTTTGTAGATCCAGATACATCTTTAGCTGCTCGTTGGTAAGAGAGACGTAACGAGCTGTGTAGATCTTGTCTGGCAGATCCAAACAATCCTTCTTGAGTACACGGAAACTGAACGAGTCGATCTTGTCTGTCAGTTCGTCTAGGTTTCTGTACCCTACGATCTGTTGGAAAGCATGACTGCCCATGGTTCGACGCTGAACGACAGCGTATCGACCCTGAAATGAATAGAAAGACTCATGACCCATGAGACCAGGGCGAAGAAACTCGGTCTGTGCAAAGATGTCCAGTGGACTTTTTGTAATGGGAGATCCTGTTAATAATCTTTTGTACTTGAACCCCCTTGCGATCTTGAGTAGTGACTTCGTGCGCTTGGCCTTATGGTTCTTGATCGTAGTTGATTCGTCGATTGCGATACATCCCACGGGCCCAAGCGCACCAGCCATCCACTCTCCGGCAACCTGTCCCTTGCGTGTTGAATACGATTCGACATTCATGACAAAGATTGTCAGTCCATCGAACGGATCTTTGACCGAGCGCATTTCTTCCTGTTGTTTTTTGTTGGGAGAAGCGACCCATCGGATCACTCGATGTGGCACATCGTCAGACATGTGCTCCGGTATTTCTTTGTTTACCCAGTTTCGATACACACCCTTTGGTGCGATTATCAATGCGAACTTTATACGTCCTGCTAGGTACAGCATTCCCAGATTATCGAGCAGGACTTTCGATTTACCTGTACCCATTTCCATAAATAGTGCAAACTCTATCTTGTCCCATAGAGACCCAGCCCCTGCTTTGTTGAGTGCATCCTCCTGATGCTTGAATGGTTTCATTTTAAAATTGTACTTGACAGTCATCACATACCTCCAGTAGAGTCCACAATACGGATGGCGAAATGGTTTGTCAACCGAACCCTGAAGAGGAAACACTTATGGATATATTTGAAGACTTAATCGATGAGGGCGACAAGTTTGCCAGTGTCGATACCGGAACAGGAAAGCAACTTAGTGATCTTGTTCGCAAACTCCGCAACGTCGAACAAGACATCGAGGACGCAGAGTTAAACCTGAAAGCCTTGAAAGCTGAAAAGCATAGGCTGTCAGTTGAAAACATTCCTGGACTAATGGATGAGATGGGGGTTGATCGCTTAGATGTAGACGGTGTGTCTGTGTCTAGAAAAATGATTGTACATGCTTCTATTCCACAAGACCGCAAGGAAGAAGCCTTCGCATGGCTACGGGAAAATGGATTGGACGACATCATAAAGAACGATGTCACCTGTTCGTTTGGTAAAGGCGAAGACAATGTAGCAGGAGACGTTGTTGGTATCCTGCAAGAAAAAGGTTTTGATCCGAAGACCAAGACCCACGTTCACCCATCTACACTCAAGGCGTTTGTTAAGGAACGTATTGTTGATGGTAAACCTATTGACCTCGATATGTTCGGGGCATTCATAGCCAACGCAGCTGAAATCAGGAGGAAAGCATAATGGCGACCGCAGTAGCAAAAGCAAAAAGCACAGACGTAAGTACCGATGTGCTAGATGACATCTTCGAGACTGCCGGAGATGGTGCATCATTCGATAGCAGTGAGATGCAGATACCGTTTGTTCGGATCTTGCAACCCATGTCACCGCAACTCAAGAAAGGCAAAGCCGAACACATTGAGGGCGCATCACAGGGTGACATCTTCAACAACGTCACTGGTCAGTACTGGGAAGGGACAAACGGCATTGTAGTTATACCGTGCTACCAGACCACCAAGTATCTTGAGTTCATTCCAAGAGAACAGGGTGGTGGGTTTCAAGGTGAACTAGCCGCCAACGATCCTATGGTTACCAGTGCAAAGCGGGATGGATCTAAAGAAGTTCTGTCCAATGGCAACGAACTGGTGAAGTCTGATCAGCATTACTGCTTGATTGTTGGAGAGGAAGGATCATTTCAACCTGCTGTGATAGACATGAAGTCTAGCCAGTTGAAAGTCAGCCGTCGTTGGAAAACACAGATCGCAATGCAAAAGATTAAGAACCCAAAGACGGAACAACTCGTTACTCCTGCGGTGTACGCCACAATGTGGAAACTATCTGTCACCGAAGAGTCTAATGACAAGGGTGATTGGTTTAACTACCAAGTATCGAAAGAAAGCTTGGTAAGTAATCGCGACCTGTTGGTGGAAGCAAAAGCTTTTAGGGAGTCTATTCAATCAGGAGAGGTGAAGGCACAGCCAGAGCCAGTTGATCCTGTAGGAGACGACGAAGTACCCTTCTAAACTTTTAACACGGTAAATCTTTTCAAAAAGATTTACCGTGTCTTTCACCCAACAGGAGCCAAGCATGTCATTAGCAGACGAAATGCTTGCGGCCTTCGAGGGTTCGAAGGTTGCACATGGTACAACTACAGTGGGTCGGATTGGCAGGAATGGTAAAGCCGATGCTGACAGCAGGATTGTACGGCAAGCATTAACAGTTGAGATTATGCAAGGACACATTGATGGTGAGCAGGGGGTCGGGGCTATCCCGATCAATGAAGAAAACAAATGTAGATGGGGCGCACTGGACATAGACATCTATGACTTGGATCACAACGAACTACAGCAACGGATACAAAAACTAAAACTTCCGCTGCTACATTGCAGATCTAAATCAGGTGGTGCACATTTGTATTTGTTTCTCAAAGAGTACGAACAGGCAAAAGTTGTGCGTGAGTACCTGTTGGAAATGGCAGTTGCTCTGGGGCACAGTGGATGCGAGATCTTTCCAAAGCAGGATATTATTCTGGCGGAGAGGGGTGACGTAGGAAACTTCATTAACTTGCCATACTTCAATGCGGACTTGCCACAGAGGTATTGCTTCAACTCAAAGGTTGAGGCCATGGAGATTGAGGATTTCATAAAAGCTATCCACAAGAACACAGTCCCTGTATCCAAGCTAGAAGGATTGAGATCCAAGAACAACAAACCGAGGAAACTATTGTCGGATGCTCCGCCATGTCTTCAGCATTTGTTTCGTGATGGTCCGTCAGGCGAAGAGCGCAA